TGTGTCTCCAGTGCGCGATCCATAAAGGAATGGAGTAGAGCATGTTCACTGGGATGTGATGATGATGGGGTTGTACGTGATGCAAGTTCAGTCCCTTTGTACTCTGAGTGAATAACAGTTTCAACTCTAAAAGTACTGGCTGATGGACAATTAATTACTATGACACCATATGTAGCACTCTTCAATGTGAGTGTCGCATATGTTTGATCAGCATTGACAACTTCTGGGTTGGCAATGCTGGATGAGTAAAGATTTGATGTTGACCAGTCGTGGTTACTGGGTGGTGTTAACTGACAGGTGATCTCATCAACATCATGGATGCTGGTGGTCACGGTAAGTCGGTTACTATTCACTTCATTCAAAACTGCTTGGAGGGTCGAACCAGTGGTCAATTGACCATTGGGACCAATGACCCAAGCAGACTCTGTAAGTCGTAAATATTGGATGGTTCCACCTTTATTCAAGGTGGTCCCTGTGTACTTGAACCGCATGGCAGCGGAACCTATCCTACTACACAAGTCATTATCCGAACCCAGGATTGCCTGTGTGTACGGTGATGGGACTTGTATAGTAGCAATAGTTGCCACTAACTGGGCTGATATTGATGTGGCGAGTACTCCATTAGTGAAATAGACAGCATCGGCCGCGTCATTTGATGCGTTTGGCATCATGAAAATGAACGTCGGGGTGCTGGCTAAAACAGAGATGGTGGTAACATTTCTGTTACACTCCTTTGTGGAAGCTTTTGCAAACTCGTTGGGCACATAGGCTCCTTTAGCGGCATCGTTAAAGGGCATTACTTGTGCAGCAACAAATCGCTTGACTTCCGTCGGATGCTCAACCAAATGACCGGCTGGACCACTTCTCATCTTGGGACGAGAAGCTGTAGGCTTCGGTTTTGGTTTAGGAGCACTGACTCGCTTTTTGTTTTGGGGCTTCTTATTTTTCTTTCTTTGGAGTTCATTCTCCACTTTGATGATAAGTTTTTGTGATTTCTTGTTTATGCATCTTCTACTATTTCCAAGGCTACATAAAGCCCTGGTCGCGGGGACATGCCTACATCTATAACGGCATTTGTTTCTAGAGGTCCCTGGCTCTTACGCCATTCTCCGTGAGCTATTTAGATCATATAGATCCAGGCTGCTTCGTACTGCTATCGCGCCTTGTCCAAGTTGCTTTCCTCGCCGGGATGAATGGCTGGTAAATCTAGCAACTATATATGTTATTTCCAATTGGCTCTTTCTGCACTACTTGGGTATCC